GGAGGTCCGCGTCCACGTCGTTCTGGTCGGCCTTGACGATGCCCACCCGGGCGCCGGGCGCGGCCATCTGGAGCTTGTTCGCGGTCTGCTTGGCCAGCTCGTCCCGGTGGACCAGGAACAGCGCCCGGCCGCCGTCCGCGTGGACCTGGCCGGCCATCCGGCTGAAAATCACGGTCTTGCCCGCACCGGTCGGCAGGACGCACGCCGGCCGGTTGACGGCCGCGTGGTCCCGGGTGCGCGCCGTCGGACGGCGCTCTCCGGCCCAAGCCCGGCCCAGGGCCACGATGGCCTCGGCCTGGTAAGGCCGGAGCGTCAGTCCCAGACGGTGGGTCAGCCTCTGGTGCTCCCCCACGGCTCTCACCGACCCGTGCGCGGGTCGACGGCGTACCAGCGGCACTCACAGACGCCATCCGTGCACGCGCCCAGCTCTCCAGCGGTGTGCACGTCGTTGCGGTGCCCGCAACGGGTGCACGGCCGGGCGGCGCGCGGCTGGCTGTACCGGTTCGGGGTCTCGGTCGTCGTCATGTCCTCTACCTTAACGTCATTCAGGGGCTACCGCAACCGCTCGGGCACGATGGCGTAGCCGCGCCGTCCGTCCATCGTCGCGACACGGCGGACCCAGCCGTCCCGGACACCGTGCTCCAGAGCGGCCTGGATGCGCGCCTCGGACCAGCCGCGCTCCCCCTGGCTGGACAGGAGCGCCCACAGCTCGCGCGGCGTCACGACGCGCGGCCGGGCTTGGGTGACCGGATCGAACCCCAGGGTGAAGTCGCCCCGAAGGAACTTGGTGTAGATCCAGAGGGAGTCCGTGGCCACCTGGAGGTTGCGCGCGGCCTCGCGCTCGTGGCGCCGTCGCTCGCGCCAGCTCGGGGGCCGGGTGCCGCTGTCGCGTGCCGGGCTCCGACGGAACCTCACCTGAACCACCCTCCCGGGCCTCGGTTGATCATGTATTCGGTGCCGTTGGTGCCTGTGATCTTGATCAGCTTGCGCTCGGAGACCAGCAGGTCCAGGGCCTCCATCCGGCGTAGGACCTGGCGCTGGGACGGCTGGCCGTCTCTGGCGTAGTCCTGCCAGGTGTAGCCCGGGTGCAGGGTCCAGCCAGGTCGTTGCCAGCCCAGGCCCTCCTGGCCGTTCCTGATGCGCGCCCACATCCGATCAGCGTCCCGGCGCACCCGGTTTCGGTGACGCTGTTCGCGCCAGCTCGGGGGCTTGGTGCCGCCGTTGCGTGCCGGACTCTTCCTGATCCTGTCCTTGGCCATGATCCTTATCGTCCTGTCGGTCCGTCGTACGGGGGAGGGTCGGTGCTCTCGTCGTGTGCCGGACTCGGCTTGGGGTCCTCGTTCAGCCACCCGTAGGGGTTGGTGCCGGCGGCGCGCTCCTCGTCCTGGCGCTGGTAGAACCTGCCCCAGTCGGTCACCGGGGGCGGCGCGCCTACGGCGTCGTACCAGGCCGGCCGTGGTGGCGTGGCCGGGGGCTGGTAGCCCGACGGCCCGTCGCCATAGCGGTTGAAGTCGGGGCTGTTCCACTTCGGCGTTTCGGTGCCGCGCCAGCGGTTCATCCGGTCCACGTCCGAGGCGTCCCAGCCCCCGGAGTAGTTGCGCGCCCTGTGCGCGACGTAGGCCGCGCTCGCGCCCAGGCCGCCCAGGGCGGCCACGATGGCCTCGGGCCACATGATCAGGCCCCCAGGTGGTCGATCACGTCGTCCCAAGCGTCGGCCACGGTCCGGAGCTGGGTGCGCTCGCGCTCCTCCTGCTCCTCGGCCTCGGCCCAAGCGTCCGGGTCGATCAGGCCCTGGACCTCGTCCGTGATCAGGGTCACCAGGGTGTCCGGGTCCAGCGCGTCCAGCTCCCAGGAGTCGTCCCCGAACCGGGCCTGGTAGTCCGCGAACCGCGAGTCCGTGATCTTGGCGAAGTTCGGCGGCGGGCTGTACTGCTCCACCTGGTCCATGTTCAGGGCAATCCGGCGCACCTCGGGCGCGTAGAGACCGGCGAACATCTGGAGCCGGTCCTGGATATCGCGGGTCATGTCGATGCCGCTCGGGTCGTGGTCCCCGAGGTGGATCACGTAGTTGTTCTTGCCCTCGCGACCGTAGGCCGCGAACCGGCGACCGGCCGCGTACATCTCGGACTGTGAGACGTAGCCCCGGCACGAGAAATAGACGCACCGAACGCCGTTCGCGGCGCGCTGGGCGATCCCGGCCAGCGCCTCCTTTTCGATCCACACTTCCACGTGGTTCGGCTGGGTCTCCCACAGCGCGCGGCTGTAGGTGTCGGCCGCCGCTGTCAGCGCGGACTCGGGCGACTCGTCGTCGCCGTCGGTCCGGTAGGCGTTCCGGGTCCGGTCCACGATGTACGACCAGTCCAAGAGGCCGGCCAACCGGGCGTTGTCCACGATCGTGCCGAGCCGCTTGTAACTCTGGAAGTTGTTCAGGATCACGGCGCGCGCCACGAGCTGGTAGTAGAGCTGCCGCAACGTCAGGTCGTACCCCTGGCGCTGGTAGTCCTCGCAGATCGTGATGCACTGCTGGACCAGATCGGCGGACGCGCCGCGCGGGCTCCAGTCGATGAACTGCTGACGCATGGTGCTCTCCTCGTTCGAGCGGATGTCGGTCCGAGGACCACCCTACCGACTTGCGAACACTTGCGCAAGCTAGCGAAACGATGCGAGAATGGGGACCGACGGACCGACATCCTGGACGAGGAGGGCGACATGGCCAAGGGCACGTTGACGATCAGGGAAAAGGCGCTGGTGGTGGACTCGCGCGAGGCTTGGGCCGCGCGGTTCGGAGGTACGCCTGTGGCCGAGTTGTGGCCGGGCTACTGCCGGATGGATGCCAACCGAGTGCCGCACGTGCACGCGCGCTGGAACACGGCTCTGACGTTCAACATCGACCCGCGCACGGGCCGCTGGCTGAGCCTGGACCGAGAGGCGAACTGATGCCGCGCCGTCGCAAGGAGTCGGACCGGCCGCCCAAGATCGGCACGAACCCAGCGGCCGGTGCTGGGCGCTCGGCCACGTGCCGACGTTGCACGGACTCTGGCGTCGTCAGCCTGTGCTCGTGCTTGATCAACTGTGGGCACGTGAAGTGCACGGGCGCGCCGGCTCCGGGCGTGATCGAACCGGTCTACCCGGTCCAGAACCCGAACCTGAACAACAACCCGGAGGGCCTGGGTGGGCCGCGTCGCAAGACCAGGCCAAGCCCGGCGCGTGACGGCGGCACCCAGCCCCCGAAGTACGACGGCCCCAAGGACGACAAGCGGCCGAGAGGCTGGAGACGAGGGAAGAGGGCCTGATGCCCTGCACCAAGGGCATGACGTCGTGCTACCGGGCGTGCCGCCACCGGTCGTTCGTGGCCGAGTACCGGGCCGCCCGGGAGCACGACGTCCAGCAGGCCGAGGCCGCCACCAACGGCTGGGCGGCCGAGTACGAGGAGTACATCCGAGAGCACCCCATGATCACGTTCAAGGCGTGGCTGGTGCAGATGACAGGCTGGAGCACGGCATGAACGAGACGCGCGAGCACGTCCACGAGTCCGAGGGTGCCGACGCGTGCATGATCACCAAGGATGAGGCCGCTGGACTCGCCGGGGTGACGACGCGCACTATCGAGCTGTGGGCGGCCGATGGCTTGATCACCAAGTTCACGGTGGGCCCGACCGGCTACTGGGTCCGGTTCTGCCGTGAGCAGATCAAGGCGGCCAAGGACCCGGTGGCCGTGCTGATCGACAGTGCTCTGGCGCGGCTGGGGACGCCGGCCGCGAGCGCCAGCGGGTCGGGCTGAAACGACGCGGCGCCGGTCACCCACGGGGGATGATGACCGGCGCCGCATGTCCTGGACCGACAAGCCCGAACACCGAGAGGGTAGCGCGTGGCCGAGAATCTGCCCACCGCAACATCGTTCAGTGAGCACCAGCGCGAGATCCTGGCGCGCCGCGCGATCAGCGAGGAAACGGCCTGGTTGGCCGGCGTCACGTCGGTGCCGACCGAGGCCGCATTGCCGCCCGGCGCGCCGGACTACTGGACGGTAGAGGCCGGGTACCTGCCCGGTCTGCTGTTCCGCTACGTGTCGCCGGACGGCGCCGTGGAGCTTCAGCTCCGGCCCGACGTGCCGGTGGTCAAGGAGACCAAGGCTGGCAAGCCCGAGGTGGCCAAGTACGTGTTCGCCAAGGGCGCGGCGTCGCTGATCCACGCGGCGCGCCCGGACGAGTTGGCGCCCGACGTCCTGGTGGTGGAGGGCACGTGCCAGGCCATCGCGGCGGCCACCTACGCGCCCGAGGGATGGGCCGTCTACGGGATCGCCGGGTGCCAGAGCTGGATGAAGGCCGGCGTGCCGGCGGACCTGGCCGTGGTCGACGGGCGCCGGGTGTTCGTCGTGCTCGACGCGGACGCGGCCACCAACCGCGCGGTGTACGACGCCGGGGACAAGCTGGCCGGAGCGCTCCGGATGAACGGCGCTCGGGAAGTCCGGTTCGTCCGGCTCCCGGCCGGCGGCAAGGCAGGGTTGGACGACGTCCTGGGCGGCGCGCCCGAGGTCCGGCGTGCGCGGCTCCTGGAGGGCCTGATCCAGGCCACCGAGGAGGCACGGCCGGCCGACAAGCCCGGGATGCCAGCCCGGCGCCGGCCGGACGCCAAGACCAAGGCGGCGGCGGCCGACGAGGACGGCGCCGGGTCGCCCTGGTTCGACGCGGACGGCGGTCTCCTGGTCCAGGAGCTGGCCGGAGCCATCCGGGACCAGCACAGCACCTTGTTGGCGCGCGATGACACCGTGGCCGTCTACCGGGACGGCGTCTACGTGATCGACAAGCTGGCCATCCGGGGCGCGATCTCGGACCGGCTGGGCGACGCCTACACCACCGGGCGCCGGGCGAACGTGGAGGAGTTCCTGGTGGCCGAGCTGGCGCGGCTCGGTGAGCGTCTGCCGGCGTACGCGGACCGGCCGCTGGTGAACTTCCGCAACGGCGTCCTGGACCTGGAGTCAGGCGACTGGCTGGAGCATGACCCCAAGTTCGCCAGCACGCACCAGCTCACCGTGCCGTGGGAACCGGACGCCGTGTGCCCGCTGTTCGACCAGTGGCTGGTGGAGTCGGCCGGCACCCAGGCTCCGGCGCTCCTGGAGGCTGCCAGCGTCCTGCTGGACCCGTCCGTGAGTCCGACCAAGGCCCTGTTCCTGTTCGGCCCGGCACGGTCCGGCAAGTCCACGTTCCTCCGGCTCCTGGAGGCCCTGGTGGGCCCCGAGCACGTGGCCGGGGTGTCGCTCCACGCGCTGTCCGATGATCATTTCGCGGCGGCCAATCTCTACGGGCGCGTTCTGAATGTGGACGCGGACGTGAAGGCGGCCGATGTGCGCGACCTGTCGTTGTTCAAGAAATTGACAGGCGAGGATGTGATTACGGCCAATCGGAAGTACGGCGCGCAATTCGAGTTCCGGAACAGGGCGCTGTTCGCATTCTCGGCCAATGAAGTGCCGTCGGTGGGAGAGAACAGCCGCGCCTACGTGGAGCGCATCGTTCCCATTCTGTTCGGGCGCTCTTTCGCTGGGGCTATTGACGTCACCCTGGAGCCAAGGCTCCGGGCGGAGCTGCCCGGGATCGCCGTGCGGCTGGTCCGGGCGTGGCAGGAGCGCCGGGCACGCGGGCACGACATCGGGGCGGACCCGCGCGTGGTGGAGCTGTTCGAGACGTCCTCGGACCGGGTGCGGCAATGGGTGGCCGACCGGTGCGAGCTGGTGGTGGGTGTCCAGGGTCAACCAGCGTTCGGGGCCACGGTGAGTGAGCTTCATACGGCGTTCCGGTCGTGGGCACATGACGCTGGGGCGGCCGAGCTTGGGCGCAAGGCGTTCGCGGCTCGGCTGGCCGGTGTGGCGGGCGTCCAGGAGGTACGGGAGGACGTCACAAGGCGCCGAGGGTGGAATGTCCGAGTTCGTCCAGAGAACGCCTGGAGTGACGGGAGTGTCCGAGATGTGTATGAGGCAGTCATGGAAGGGGTGACGGCTACAGGACCAGGGGCCGGGCAGGTTGGGCAGTTTCAGCCCTATCCTGCCGTCACTGGGGGTACTACATATTCAGACGCGCGAGAAACGGACAAGGGTGACGAGGGGGACGAAAATACCTATCGTCCCCAGTGCCAGCAGGATAGGGCTGAAACTGCCCAACCTGCCCGGAGTGCCCGGCCACGTACGTCTGTTATCCTGAACGGGATTCAGGCACTGGCACCGACCAAGGGCCGCCGATGCACCCGGTGCGGGGCCCAGGAGGTGCTGGTGGACGGCCATTGGTTCGCCTGTCCGACCTGCCACCCGGCCACGGCCAGGGTCCAGCCCGAGGAGGCTCCGTGATTACGCTCCGTGCTCGACTCGGGGGGAAGCCCGTCACGATCAAGGCGCCGGAGCTGGACGAGGACCCGGCCGGCTGGGTTGAGGTGTTCGCGGCCGACTTCCCAGCCGGCGTACCCCAGCTCGTGGGCCTGGACGTGGAGAGCAGGTACATGGACGGCGCCGGCCCGTGGGCGGCCGACTGGGCCTGTCGTACCGTCCAGCTCGCGCCTACTGATGACGTCTCCTGGGTGCTCCGGTGCGACGACCTGGACCAGATGATCGTGGCCAAGAATCTGCTGGAGGACGACGCCAAGGAATTCACCAGCCACACCCAGACCGACCCTCACGCGGTATTGGTGGCGCTCGGCTCGGACATCATGGGGCGGTATCTCGACACCCACCCGTTCGCCGTAATGGCCCAGCCCGACGACCGGGCCGGACAGGCCGACCTGAAATCGGTGGCGACGCGGCACGGAATGCCCGAGCTGGCCGAGGCCGACAAGATGCTGGACGAGTTGTTCGACCAGCTCTATCGCGCGGCCCACCCAGAGATCGGCCGGCGTGCCATCGCGCGCACCAAGCGCGAGCGTCTGGGGTTCGATACCGTTCCGCTGGACCACCCGACGTTCGTCACCTACGCCGGCCTGGACGCTGTGGCCGTGCGGCGCGTCGCCCCGGTGCTCGTGCGAGACCTCGGGCGCAAGGGGACGCCGGCTCACCTCCTGGCGAACGAGAGGTGGCTGTCGGAACAGGTGACGCGCGCCAAGGCCCGAGGGCTCCTGATCGACCCGGAGCGGCTGGAGGCCATGGAAGCCCGGACGGCGGCGGCCGTCGCACGCGCCACCGAGGAGCTGGTGGCCGTGGCCGGCCTGAAGCCCACCCAGAACGCCAAGCTGGTGCCGTGGTTCGGGGAGCACATCGCGGGGGGCTGGCCGAGCGACCACCCCAGGACCGAGGGCGGCGCCCCAAGCCTCGGGGACGGCGCCCACCACCGGCTGGTCCGGTACGACCTGGACGAGGCCGGAGCGGCGGCCCTGGCGGCCTACAGCCGGTGGCAGGAGGTGAGCAACCAGCACACCCTGGCCGCCCAGGTGCGCGCGGCCATGGACCCCCGGGGGCTGATCCATCCCACGGTCTACTCGGTGGGCACGATCACCAGCCGGATGTCCTCGGCCGGGCCGAACGCCCAGAACTGGGCCAAGCCCAAGGAGCTGACCGACGCGGCGCGCGACCAGCGAGAGCTGGTCTTGCCGGGCGACGACCTGGACAACGACGACGATCTGGTGTTCGTCTCGTGCGACTTCAACCAGGTGGAGTACCGGGGTGCCGCCGCGCTGTCCGGGGAGCCGGTGCTGATAGAGACGATCTTGGCCGGGGGTGACCTGCACCAGCTCACGGCCGACCGGATCGGCATCACCCGACAGCACGCCAAGACCGTGAATTTCGCGGTGCTCTACGGGACCGGCGGCGCCAAGCTGGCCAAGATCATGAACTACGCGATCACGGAATCCCAGGGCAAGGAGATCGTCCGGGCGTACTGGGACGCCTACCCCCGGCTGTCGGCGCTCCGGGACCGGATGATGGGCCAGGACGGCGTCCGGCTGTTCTCCGGCCGCTGGGTGCCCACCGGGCGCATCACCAAGGGCGAGAGGGCCGGCCAGGCCACGGTCTGGGCGAACCTGAACTACCTGATCCAGGGCAACTGCCGCGAGCTGCTGGTGGGTGCCTGGATGACGGCGCGCCGCACGTTCGACGCGTACCCGGAGTGGCGCGCGGACGTCCGGCTCCCGGTTCACGACGAGCTGGTGGTCTCGTGCCGGCGGCGCTACGCGGCCGAGGTGTGCGCGGCCCTGGAGGCCGCCATGTCGTTCGAGTTCTTCGGCGTGCCGATCACGGCCGAGGCCGACGTCTTGGTGGATGAGGCCGGGGTGTCTAGGTGGATGTCGGGCGACATCGCGCGCAAGATCAGAGAGGCCCAGGCCGCGTGACCGAGGATGGCCGTACCCAGTCCGGCTATCCGATCAGTGGTGGCCGGAAGCCTCGGACGCCGCGCCGAGCGCGCCGGGAGTCGCATGTCCAGCGCACCTACGGCGTAGGCCCCGAGGCGCTGGCCGAGCTGGAGGAGCACCAGGGCAATCGGTGCTACGGGTGCGGCCGAGCGACGGGCGCGGCGCGAGCGCTGGCCGTCGACCACAACCACCGGTCCGGCGAGGTCCGGATGTTGCTGTGCTCCACCTGCAACCGGATCGTGGTCGGCTGGCAGATGCGCGACAATCCGGTGGCCCTGATCCGGCTCGGCCTCGCGTTGATCGATCCTCCGACGCGTGCGGCCTGGCTGGCGCCGGGGGCCGTTCATCCTGGCTGGGAGGACGACTCGGCCGAGCTGGAGGAGTGGTTACAGGCTCATGGATTCTGGGCTTGACCTGGGTGCCTGAATGATGTTAAGGTACTTCCAGTGCCAAGGACCGACACCCCAAGGAGACCACGATGCGACGCTTCCACAACGTGACCGAGGCCACCACTTGCACCAAGTGCGGCACCGACGTTCCGGCCACCCCCGAGGGCGAGACCTACTCGCGCCAGACCGTGGTGACGTTCGATGAGCGCCCGGACGTGCGCGCTCCCTACTGCTCCAACCGGTGCGTGAACGAGGACAACGAGCGGTTGGTGGCCGAGGCGTTCCCCGTGGACGCCGCGCTCCGCGAGGTCCGCAAGACCAAGGCCCCGACCAAGCGCGCCGCGCTGGTTGCCCGGTACGTCCTGGAGCTGAAGACCCAGGCCCAGGTGAACGAGTTCACGGCCCAGCTCCGGCGAGAGGCCGGCGTCCAGGACGTCGCGCTCCTGCCCAAGGACACCACCTGGAAGGTGCGGCGCTCCAGAGAGCCGCTCGGCGCCGGGTATCAGTACACCACCGAGGTGTTGCTGAACATGCTGGCCGATTCTGAGGACGTGGCGATCTCCTGGCCGTCGCTGATCTTCCACTGGGGCGTCATGGTGACGTTCATCTGGGGTGGCGTCCGCTATGTGGCGCACTCGGATGACTACGGACCTACCGAGACCTACCTGTCGAGCTGACCCAAGGCTCCAGCACCCGGCCTCGTTCTTCCCCGGGGCCGGGTGCTGGTGTGTCTGGAGGATGTACGATGTTCAGCATGGACGAGGAGGCGCGAATCCGCGCGATGCTGGTGGCGCTCGGCCCGGGCGGTACGCGAGAGCTGGCCGAGCGCGCGCTGGGGTTCATGGACGCGCACGGGCCCGGTGCCGGCCAGGACTACGCCTGGATGGGTGGCCTGGCCGAGGTGGCCGCGCTCCTGGACCGGTCGCGCCCGGCTGTCAGTAACTGGATGGGCAAGGACAGCAAGATCGTGTGCCCTGATCCGTTGGCCCGACTCCTCGCCACCCCGGTCTGGGACTTGCGACACTGGAGGGAATGGGGCCGGGCTCACCCCGATCTGGTGGGCTCCGGGTTCGACCCGTTCGCGGAGGGCTGACCATGATCATCAGGCGTCTGATCTGGTGGCTGGAGGAGCGCGCCGGCTGGCTCCGAACCTACGGTTACGTAACCGGTGGGAACCGGTGAGTAATCAGCAACGCCTGGAGGGCCGTAACGGCGCGATCTGGGCTGACTACTGTGCCGGCTACACCCAGGACCACCTGGCCGAGCGCTACGGCCTGTCTCAGACGCGTATCTCGGAAATCATCGCGGCTGTGCGCGCGTCGATTCCGCCGACCGACCTGGACGAGGCGCGCCAGCGGCATCTGGACGGCGTGGCCGAGCTTCAGCGCGCCGCTGTCGAGCTGGCTCGGGCGCCGCTGGCGCCGGCCTACAGCAACGGCCGGATGATGGTGGACGAGGATGGCCGCCCGATCATGGACATGACCGGGCGACTCAACGCGCTCCGGGTGGCCACCGGAATCTCCGAGCGCGTGGCCAAGCTCCTGGGGCTGGACGCTCCGGCCAAGGTGGAGCACGGCCTGTCCGACCAGGCCGCCACGGCCGCGTCCCAGGCCGCCGCTGATGCGCTGTCCAGGTTGCACGGGGAGTGACTTGCCTGTAAGCTGTTCAGCGCAAGGACCGACACCGAACAGCCAAGGAGGCACCCATGGCAGACTTCAGCGCCGAGCTGGCCCTGATCCAGGAGGCTCGGAACCAGAACGGCGAGGCCGAGGCGCGCGAGCGCGGCGTGGCCGACGACACGGCCGGAGCGCTCGGCGTGATCGGGGACATGCCGAACAGCCTGGCCACGCTGGCCGACGTGCTGGACACCCAGCTCACCAACCTGAACGCGGCCCGAGCCCTGGCCGAGGAGGCCCGGGACAACGTCAACCGGGCCGACGAGACCGGGCACTTCACCGAGAGCACCAACGCGCTGGCGCTCCTGGAGCACGTGATGGAGACGGCTGACGGCCAGTCCGGCATCGTCACCGAGGCCAAGGAGGCGCTGGTCGTCCTCCTGGCGCGGCTGGACGAGGTCAAGCTGTCGCTGGAGCAGGTGCACTCGGCGGCCGACGAGACGCTGGTCTCGACCGGCGGCGCCGAGGAGAACCTGGCCCAGCTCGTTCAGCGGCTCGGCGGAAGCTGAGTATGGCCAGCGGTCTGCACCCGGCGCACCGGTACGTAGGTGCGTCGGGTGCGGGCTACCCGACGCACCGGGTGGTCAAGCGAGAGAACTGGACGAACGAGCACAAGGCGCCGTTCATGAACTGGCAGGCCGCGTGCGGTGCCACGGGCACCAACAGCGGCCACAACTCCACCAAGGACCCGTTCAAGTCGCGCCGCGCCGAGCTGTGCCGGACCTGCTGGGGGATGTGAGATGGGACGACGCGAGGACGATCACGACTACGACCCGCTGGCGGACACCCAGCGCCGGCTGGACCACGAGCTGGGCAAGCGGCTCCCCGAGCCCAGCGACGACCCGGACGAGGCCATCCTGGACGCCCTGGAGGCCCATCTGAGAGGCACCGGGGGCTACTCGCCTGACGGCTCGGTGTGGCGGAAGCCCCACCAGGGCCAGGAGCCCGCACCGAGCCCGGCGCGGCACCTACGGACGCCGGGCTACGGTGGGCCGCGTAGGGCCCGACGTCGCTCCTGGTGGAGGTTCTGGTGAGCCCCCAGACCGAGGTGATCGACATGCGGACGCCGGCCACGGCCTCGCTCCCGATCATCACGCGCTGGCCGGCGTCGCACGCTCGGCGCCGGCCGAGCCCGGACGCCACGCTCCGGCTGGTCCAGGCCGCCGCGCTCACCAGCGGTTGGGGCACGCTCGCCGTGCTCCTGGTCCGCTGGTGCTTGACCGTGCCGGTGGTGTAGTGGCCCGTTGGGACGATGCCTGGTTGCGCCGTCTGGACGAGGAGCTGGTGGAGCTGGCGTTCCAACCACCTCACGTCCAGACGGCCATCCGGCGTTCCCTGGCCTCGGACCCGGTGGCGTTCGCGATCATCTACTTCAGCCACCACCTAAAGGATCTTGACGGCCGAGTCACGTTCTCCGAGGCGCACTGGATATGGTGCCGGCTGGCCGAGGGCTGGCGGATCAAGGCCACCGAGCCCCAGCAGAACCGGCACGCGATCATCGCGCCGCGCGAGTGCGGCAAGTCCACGTGGTGGTTCCTGATCTTGCCGATGTGGGCGGCGGCCAACGGCTACCAGCGCTTCATCGTGGCGTTCGCGCACGCGGCGGCCCAGGCCGAGGGCCACCTGATGACGTTCAAGAACGAGCTGGACAACAACGTCCTGTTGCGGCTGGACTTCCCCGAGCTGTGCGAACCGGCGCGCCGTCGCTCCGGCGGCACGGTGGCCGATCGGCAGGGCCTGCTCCGGACGCGATCGGGCTTCACGTTCGCGGCGCGCGGCGCCGACACGGCCGTCCTGGGAATCAAGGTGGACCAGGTCCGTCCGGGCGTCCTGATCATGGACGATATCGAACCGGACGAGGCGAATTATTCGCCCCTGCTGGCGGAAAAACGGCTCGGTACGGTCACGGACGCCATTCTCCCGCTGAACATCTATGCCAGCGTGATCATGGTCGGCACGGTCACCATGCCCGGATCAATCATGCACCAGCACGTTAAGCACGCCACCGGGGTGGAAAGCGCGGACTGGATTCTGGATGAGAGGTTCAAGGCCCATTATATCCGGGCCATTCTTCCTAATGACGACGGCTCCGAGCGTTCCCTGTGGCCAGAAAAGTGGCCGATTGCGTGGCTTCAGAGCTTCCGCCATACCCGGTCATTCGCTAAGAACTTTGACAACGACCCGATGTCGCGTGAGGGCCAGTATTGGCGCAAGGAGGATTTCCAGTACGGGGAGCCCGAAGGCCGGGTGGCTGTGCGCTGGGTGCTCGCTGTGGACCCGGCCGTGACCAGCAAGAAAACCAGCGACTTCACGGGCCTGGCCATCGTCGGCAAGCTGCCCGAGCTTCGGCGCCGGCCGACCCGTGAGGAGCCCAAGGGCAGGCTCCTGGCGCCGGCTGGCGCGATCATCCGTTACTCGGCCGGCGTCCGGCTGACCGGCCAGCACCTGAAAGAGCACGTGGTCCAGCTCTTGGCGGACTACCCCGAGGTGCGCGAGATCGTGGTGGAGACGAACCAGGGTGGTGACCTCTGGGCGGACGTGTTCGCCGGTATTCCGAACGTCCGTGTTAAGACAATCAACTCCACTGAGTCCAAGGACGTCCGGTTCGCCACGGCGCTGGAGCACTGGCAACGGCACAGGGTGTGGCACACGACGCGCCACCCGACGCTGGAGGAGCAGGCTGTGGGCTTCCCCCGGCACGCGTACGATGACGTCGTGGACGGCGCCGTGATCGGCGTTCAGCACCTTCTGGGCAAGGGCCGTCGCATTAGCACCGTGCCCACCACCGAGAGCTATGTGGAGGCGTCGTGATCGCGGACTTGCTGGAGGCTTGGGCCGAGGTGGAGGACGCCACCCCCGACTACCTGGAGGCCGAGGCGTACGCCACGGGCGAGGTAGACGAGGTGTTCGCCAGCACCGGCGAGGTGGCGCGCAAGCTCGCGGCGGCCAGCCGGCACTACCGGTTCCCGATGATCTCGGTCCCCATCCGGGCGCGCGTGGAGCGATGCAAGCTCACGGCCGTAAAGGGCGAGAACGACGGCGTGACCGAGCGCATCACGGAAATCTGGGACGCGAACGACCTGGACGTCTGGTACCCCGAGCTGTTCTGGAAAACGTTCATGTACGGGGACGCCTACCTGATGGTGTGGCCGATCGTGGACGACGACGCCGAGGAGCTGGAGGGCGGAAGCCCGGCCGACGACGAGCTGGTGGCCGCCGGAATCGAATTCACGGTCCATGACCCCAAGCACTGCCGAATGCTGTACGACCCGGAGAACGCACGCCGTAAGCGGGTGCTCATCAACCGGTGGCAGATCGATTCTGGCGAGAACGACGGGTCCAAGGTGTGGCGCGCGGACCTCTGGTACGCGGACACCGTGGAGCACTGGGTTTCCCTGAAGGATGGCGACCTTTCCAACGAGGAGGGCTGGGCCGAATTCGAGGAGGAGGACCCCGAGCGCGGCGTCATTCCCTCGGTGGAGCCCCACGACGCCGGAGAGATTCCGTTCTTCCACCACCGGACAGCGCTTCCCTACGGCGTGCCGGTCCACAAGATGGGTTACGGCGCCCAGAACGCGATCACCAAGGAGCTGTGCACCCAGCTCGACACCTCGGACTCCCAGGGTTGGCCCCAGCGCTGGCGCCTCCTGGACCCGGACGCCGAGCTGGACCAGAACAGCGACGACCCCCAGTGGCTGGACGACGCGGACGCGCCCGTGTTCGGCCCTTCCGGGGTCAAGGCCCAGGGCGGCACCAACACCAGCTTGCGCACGGGTGCCGGCACGATGCAGACCTACCCCGGCACCAAGGAGGTGGGCCAGTTCGACGCGGCCGACCCGATGCTGTTCCTGGAGCCGGCCCTGATCTATATCAAGCTCCTGGCCACGCTCACCAGCACGCCGGCTCACCACTTCTACCCCGAGGACACCCCGATGGGGCAGGCTCCCTCGGGCGCGGCCCTGACCAAGGCCGAGGCTCCGCTGATCGCGGCCGTCCAGCGACTCCAGACGCTCCAGCGCGGCGCCGTCCGCGAGGAGTGGACGTTCGGGCTCGGCCTGACGGGGGTCACGGTGAAGCCCGGCGCGCTCAGCGTCCAGTGGGAGCCCGTGGAGCGCGCGACGTCGCTGGAGGACTGGCAGGTGGTCATGGCCAAGCAGGAGGCCGGCGTCCCCCTGGAGCGCACCCTGGAAGAGGCCGGGTACACGGCCGAAGAGGCCGAGGAGTGGAAGGCCGAGCGCGAGCGTCAGCAGGAGGAGCAGATGGCCCAGATGGCCGAGCTGGCAGGGGCGTCCGAGGGCGCGCCAAGCAACGGGAAGCCCCCGGGGCCGGCCAAGGCGCCGGCTGGTGTGAAGTGACCACGGCGGCACGCCACCGGCCAGGTGGCGCACGTCACACGGTCCGGCTGGGGGTTCGACGCGTCCAGAGCACCTACAACCAGGCTCGGCCGAGGCGCCGGCACCGCGCGCCCGGGCCGGCGTCGTACCCCTGGCTGCTGTCCGTCGTGCTCGGCGTCCTCGTGGTGCGTCCGGTCCTCTGATGCCCTCCCAGCGCCAGGAGCAGAACGAGCGCGCGGCCGTCTCGCTGGAGACTCGGCAGGCCCGAGCCGCGAGCACCGACCTACGCGCCCAGGTGGCGGCGGCGGCGGCCGTGATCATCGCGGCTCGGCAGGCCGGCAAGACCGGCGCCGCGCTCCTGGAGGTGGTGGACCGGGTGCTGAACGCCGTGACGCCGGCCGTCTCGGTCCAGCTCGCGCGTGCTCTGGACCTGGCCTGGAAGCTCGGCCGGCGGCAAGTCATCGGTCATGCCCGGGGCAACGTCCGGCCGCGCCCGGACGGCACGCTGGCGGACGTGATCGTCTCGGCCGATGCCCGAGCCCGGCGCCGGCTCGGCCAGGCCCGAGAGCTGGCGCACCAGCTCCCGATGACGGACGCTCGCGACGTCGCCACGGTGCTCGTGGCCGCCCGGCGCTCGGTGACCGGGGCTGAGACGGACGCCGGCTGGGTGGTTCACCGGGGCGTCACGCTGTCCAAGCACGTGGCCGCCCAGGAGCTGGGCCTGTCGCTGGTCTGGGTGGCCGAGCGCAACGCGTGCCTGAACTGCCTGGCGTACTCCGGGCGTGTCATCGCGCCGGGCCAGCTCTTTCCGGCCGGCCTGACCTACGGGGACCACCCGCTGAAGCCCTACGGCCCGCTGGCCGGTCCGCCCCTGCACCCGAACTGCCGATGCCAGCTCGACACGACGTCGCTGGCGCCCGGAGAGCTGGACATCGGGCTGGCGCGTGAGGCCGCGCGCTCGGTCGCCCGGGGGCTGACGGACCACGCGAGCACGCCGGCACGGTTCCGGGCCGTGGACCGGTTGGTCTCGCGCACCCCGGGCATCCCGGACGGCGCGGCGCTCCTGCCGCGCTCGGTCCTGGATCGGGCCCGGCGTAACCTGCGAGACCAGGAGTTCAGGTTCCGGCCTGGGAGCGGAAGCGCTCGGGCCGAGATCAGACAGCGCGCTCGGGACCGAGCGCGACGGACAGCGCGGACGCGCTGAGAGGAGGCACCAGTGGCAGGACGAGGCGACGGAGACCTGGACGAGGGTCAGGAGGGCCTGGACGATCTGGGCGACCTGGGCGACGGCACCGGAGCGGACGACGAGGACGACGACGACGACCTGGCCGACGACGAGGACGACGGCAAGGACGCCAATCCACCGGCCGACACCCCGGCACCGACGGCCGACGACTACGCCAAGCTGAAGCGCAAGGCCCAGCGCCAGGAGGAGCGGATCACCCGACTCCTGAAGGCGGCCGGCAGGCCCGTGCGCCGGAACGCGGCCGGCGGCCTGGAGGACGACGACAAGGGCGGCAAGGAGGGCAAGGACGACGCGCCGGCACCGGACCCGGACCTCCGGGTGAAGCGTCAGGCCGGGATCGCGGCCCTGACGGACGCCGGCCTCTCGCGCGCCCAGGCCAAGACCGCCGTCAAGCTCCTGGACCTGTCCGGGCTGGACGTGGACGAGGACGGCGAGGTGGACGACGACGACCTGGAAGGGCTGGTGGACGATCTCAAAGAGCAGTTCCCAGCCATGTTCGGGGGCAAGTCGGCCGCCAGCGGTACCGGGCGCAAGGTCCCGCGCGTGCGGACGGCGCCGGCACGCTCCGGCGCACCGACCGACGACCCTACGGCCAGGACCACCCGGGCGTTGCTCCGGGAGGCTGGGTTCACGGTCGGGCGCGGCAGGTAGATCACCCCTGGTCACGGGTGATACGGTGGTCGCTGAACGCCGTATCACCCGTGACCGGACGGTTACCTGGAACACGGCATAGCCACAGCCGGACGGCTGGGCGACGACAGGACCATTCATCGTGCCCAGACCGAGGAGGACTAGGTGGCACGCGAAACCTTCGGGACCGGCTGGATCGCCGTCGAAACCGGCGACGTGGCCATTCAGGCCCTGATGACGAACAGCGCCGTGGAGGCGCTGGCCCGTCCGGAGCGCATGGCGACGGACACCAAGCAGGTGCCGCGCTCGGGTGAGTTCGACATCAGCTCGGTGGCCAAGGGCGCCAGCTACACCGAGACCACGGGCGTCAACGACTACGTCCAGCTCACCGCGCGCAAGGCCGGTGGTGTGCTCCGGGTGGCCGAGGAGGACATCACGGACACGGGTCCGGACGTCCTGGCCACCAAGCGGGTCGGCGCGGCCCGGAACATGGCCAAGTTCTTCGACAACTCCACCCTGGGCACCTCGGGCACGGAGAACGGGACCACGATCCTGTACACGTCGATGTACAAGGCGCTCCGGACCACCAACTCGGCGTCCGGGGCGTTCGCCTACACGGCGGACGCGAACTACCGGGCCATCAACTTCAGCACGACGGCCAGCGGCGCGGCCGGCTACATCGCGCTGTCCAACGTCCTCGCGATCTACGAACAGGGCGACTTCTACGACGAGGGCAACACGATCATCATCGCGTCCCCGTTCTGGAAGCAGGCACTCCGGAACGTGGTCGACTCCCAGGGCCGGCCGATCTTCCACGAGAGCACGGACCAGGGGAAGCCCACGGCCACCCTGTTCGGGTTCCCGATCACCTGGTCCATGGGTGCGCGCGTCTCCGGGACCAACACGTCCCGGCCGACCGGCAACCCCCTCCTGGTGATCGGCAACCGGGACTTCCTGATCAAGGGCATGGCGAACCTGTCGGCCCAGATCGCCACCCCCAACCCCGGGTTCGCGATCCAGCGCGCGGCCAACGGCGTCGGCTTCCTCACGGACGAGGCGCTGATGAAGGCCGCCATGCGCCGGGGGTTCGTCCTCGGCACGGAGAACGCGTTCGCGCTCGCGGAGAAGACCGGCTGATCCCAGCTCCTGGTGCCGGCTGGATTCGACCCCCGGCCGGCACCGGGGCACGCTGGAACAGCCGAGAGAGGAGCGCGACGTGGCCGCGAGCAAGGCCAAGACCCAGACCACCGAGGCGCCGGCCCCCGAGCCGGCGGCCGAGCCCCAGACCACCGAGCCGGCGGCCGAGCTGACCGACCCCCGACCGGGCCCCCAGGGTCCGGACGAGGTGGACCTGTCCACCGAGCTGATCATCCAGCGCCGGACGCCCGGGGGCACCCGGTGGCCGGCGGACGGCCGGTTCCGCTGGGTGTTCCACGTCGCCAAGCCCGTGGTGGCCAAGAACGTGCCCGGTGCCGTGGCCGCGTCGGACTGGTCCGACGAGGACGGCAGCATGGCCACGATGCACGCGGCGAACAAGGTGGCCACGCTCCAGTTCGCGATGGGCAACGGGCTGAGCCCGATGGCCGAGGCCGAGCTGGACCAGGTCATCGGCGCCGACGACGAGGACGCCGTGACCGTGGACCTGGTGTACGCCGTGGACGTCGTGCCGGCGTCCGAGCTGGCGCCGGAGGACAACCACAAGGCGTACACCCCGAGCGCGGCCCTGGGCGACCTGGGAGGCTCCACGCTGGCCGAGCGCGTCACCGTGCCCGAGGGACACCTGAACGTCGGCCAGCCGGCCGAGTGAGACCCCTGGGCGGCCGGTCCGGGGTGCCTCCTGCCGGCCGCCCAGGTCTCACCTGAAAGGAGGACGCCGTGGCCGTCACCGTGGTCTCGTGGGGCGTGACCCCTACGGACGTCCAGAACGTGACCGGCGCGAGCGCGACGGCCACTCAGATCGCGATGGCGGACAGCATCGTGACGATCGTGGCGAACCGAACGGCGGCGGCCTCGGGCGGCATGTCGCCTCGGGACATCACCTGGGTACAGCACGCGGTCTGCTGGCAGTCACGTTGGCTGGCCGGCCAGGCCGGGGTGGAGATCCGGAACGAGTTCGACAGCATCACCCAGGACGGTCTCAGCGTCCAGACGTCGGCCCAGTGGGCCAAGTACCTCGCACCGCTGGCCGCCCGGGCGCTCCGGAACCTCTCGTCCAAGGGCGCGCGCACGGACGCCGTGGAGCCCATCAGCGTTCCGACCGGCCTTGGCGGCGCCGCGTTCTTCCTCACCGAGGAGGGTGACCAGTTCAGCTCGGGCTGGGAGGACTTGCCGATATGACCGGATTCAAGTCCAAGGCTCAGTGGCGCTACTTTTTCGCGAACCCGAGGTTGCGCCGGTACGCGCACAAGAAAGCTCACCAGACCAAGGGCGGCAAGGTGGTCCGGTACCGCCGTCTCCCGGCGCGCAAGCACGCTGTGCGCGGGCGCCGGGGTGCCTGATGTACCTGCCCACGGGGACGTACAGCCAGCTCCGAGGTACTGGGGCCAGCGTGTTCGGGGACGTGACCGACGTCGCCACGGTGATCGCCTCTGGGCTCCTCCTGTCGATCCTGGAACAGAGCAGGGCGACGACCCGCGCGGCCGACGACCGGGCCCAGTCGGTGGTCTACGCACGCGGCCGGGCGCCGGCCACCCTCAACATCGTCACGGGTGACCGGTTCCGGGACGAGGCCACCCTGGCTACCTACGTCGTGACCTCGGTGTCCCGGGTGGCCAACCCGATCTTCCCGAACGATACGGCGCTGGAGCTGGAGCGCGTCCAGAACAGCACGGACCCGGTGGAGACGTTCGCGGCCATCGGCACGCTGACGCTCCCCTTCACGATTGGCTGAACAGTGACGTACCTGATCCTTCCGGCCACGGACGGCGTGACCCCGTACAACGCTGAGAGGGACCAGCACATCCAGCAGGGGATCGCAGACACGGAGACCCTGGCCGCCTCGGGCACGACGCTCGGCGCGAGCGCGCTGGCCCTGGCTGGCGCGGCCTACACTCTGGCCGCGAGCGCCAGCTACCCGGACCTGGTGGCCGCGTTCTACACGACGCCGGCCAGCGGCACGTACCGGGTGATCGGCCACCGGCTCGGGGGTGCGGACCAGTACCCGGAGAACAGCGAGATTGGCTCCCAGAGCGCACTGGAGTCCCAGGCCGCCGTCGAGATGTCCGCCCAGTGGACCGTGGACGGGCACGGGGTGGTCATGCACGATTCCACCCTGGACCGGACGACGTCCGCCAGCGGCAACCTGTCGGACTACTCCCTGGCCCAGCTCACCAGCACGGCCCTGGTGGACATCGGGGCGTCGGCGCTGGGCCCTGGCTGGTCAGCCTCCCAGCGGGTGCCGTTGGTTGGTAACGAGTTGCGCCGCTGGGAGAACCGGGGCGTGATGTTCCTGGAGCCCAAGGCGGACGCCACGAGGACGCTCCGGGCTGCCACAGGCTTCCAGAGTCCGGGCAACTGGGTGGTCTGGAAGTTCAACCGGGGCGCCAGTGGAGCGCTCCCAAGCCACGCTGTGAACGCCCGGGCGGCCGGTCTGCCTCTCTGGGTGTACATGACGTCCGGGGACTCCCACAGCTTGATTGACACCGTTCTGGCGACCCTCACGGGGCCGAACGATGCCATCGGTGTGGACGTGGCCGACTCGGACTCGAACATCGCCTACACCTGCACCCAGGCCGCCGCGCTCGGCGTGACCGTTATCGGGTTCGTGGTCCGGCTACGGTCCGAGCGCGACCGGCTGAAGGCGCTCGGCGTCAACGCGTTCATGGGGACGGCGCCGCTGTACCTGGTGGACGACCTGGCCCAGTTCACGGTGGATGGTTTCAGTGGAGCCGTACGCCGAGCTGGGGAGTACGAGGGTGCGTCGAACAAGCTGGTGACGATCGACGGCGCGAACGGGGTGGTGGCTCTCTCCCAGGGCACCACGGCCACCCTGTCCATGGGGTCCATGTGCCCGGTGCCGGACCCGGGAGCCTCGGCCAACGGCTACCGAATCTCGTTCGGAATGCGCTGGAACACGCTTCCGGCGTCCACCGAGCACTCGGACGTCTACTTCGGCCACACCAGTGACGAGCCGTACGCGCACCAGGCCACCACGAACAAGAACGGGTACCATTTCGTGTTCCGGGGCTCGGGAAGCCTGGAGCTGTTCACCCACACGGCCGGGGTGTCCAGCGGCACGTCGCTCGGGAGCGCGGCCACCACGGCGCCGGCCTCGGGGGCCTGGATGACCTTCCAGATCGATGTCACACCCACCCAGGTGATCGTGCGCCGTACCGACGTCGGACCGACGTCCGTCACGGCCAACGACACATCGCGGCGCGGAGGGTACTTCGGGCTGGCGTCTGGCAGCTCCTCTCAGGCACCGCAGTTCCGGGACATCACGGTGGCCGCCCTGTGAGTGCTTGACCCCGGGCCTTAATGTCGTTAAGCTAGCCCCATGACGACGACGACGGACCAGCCCCCGACCCAAGCTCAGTTCGACTACCTGAAGGACCTGATCGCCAAGCACGACGTGTCCGGCGTGGCGGACATCGTGGACGCGGCCCGCGAGCGCGCCGTGGCCGGCACAATGACTCGCGCTCAGGCGTCCGCGCTGATCGACCTGGTCAAGGTCCAGCCGCTCCGGGGCACCAAGACCGAGGCCGCCGAGCTGACCCCCGGCGTCTACCGGGGCGCCAGCGGCACGCTGTACAAGGTGTACCCGGCGCGCGCCGACCGGTCCCGGATGCTCGCCAAGGAGATCGTGGTGGACGGCGCGCTGAACCACCTGGAGTTCGTGTACGCCGGGGCGGCCTCGCGGTTCGTCCAGCCCGAGGGTCGGCTGACTCTGGAAGAGGCCAAGGCGTTCGGCGCCACCACCGGCTACTGCATCGCGTGCGGTGCCGAGCTGACGGACCCGGACAGCATCGCGGCCGGCATCGGCCCGGTCTGCGCCACCAAGTTCTGAGACGGACGGCCCCCGGTCGCTTGACCGGGGGCCTGAATGATGTTAAGGTCTTCCCATGACGACCTCCTTCCCCCTCTCCACCAACCTCAACACCCTCTCGGCCGACGAGGCGGAGCGCATCGCGCTCCACCTGGAGGCCAACACCTCCCAGGCCGCCTACGCGGCCAACACCGCCATTGCGCGGCGTGCCCGGCGTGCTCGCGCCGTGGCGGACGCGCTGGCCGCTCGCGGCTAGCCCCCGCACTTCGGCCCCGCCCCGGTGACCTGCCCCGGGCGGGGCCGTTGCGTGTACCCTGGCCTTGACCAGCGAGCACGGCCCGACAACGGCCAGCCGGTCACTCAGGAGCCCGAGCCGAAAAGGCAGGTGATCACGGTGCCGATCGGTGGCGTGCGCGTGATCATCAACCCGGCTGGAATCGCTGACCTGGAAGCTGTGGCCGCCCGGATCACTCGGGACATGGCCCACGATATTGCCCAGGACGCGCGGCGCCGGGTGCCTGTCGATACCGGGGAGCTGAAGTCCACCATCCGGACCGGCATCGTCAACCCGATGCACTGGCGCGTCTGGGTGGGCACCGAGCACTGGGCGCCGACCGAGTACGGCTCGGCGCCGCACATCATCCGGTCCACCGGGCCCTGGCCGCTCCGGAACCGCGAGACAGGTGAGGTGTTCGGGCCCGTCGTCCACCACCCCGGCACGCCGGCTCAGCCGTTCATGCGGCCGGCCGCGTACACCAAGCGCCGGCCGAGGACGACCTGATGGCCCTGCACCCGAACAGCGAGCTGGTGGCCGTCGGTTGGCTCCAGGGCATCCCGTACCTGGGCTCCCGGGTAGCGACGTCTCTCCCCACTGACAACTCCACGTGGAGCGCCAGCGGGTTCGTGACGGCCGTTGCGGCCGGCGGCGCCGCTCCGATGTACTCCGGCCAGCTCCGGGAGCCCGTGATCGGCGTCACCTGCTGGGCCGCCGCGCCGACGTCAGGAAAGCCCCAGTGGTACATGGCGTCCCAGCTCGTGGAGGCCATCCTGGCCGCCACCCGGGACACCGTGACCGTGCCGCGTCGGCTCACCCTGCCGGCGGCCTACGCACCCGCGTTCGTGCGCTCGGTGCGTGTCGTTTCCGAGCCCTCACGGGTGCCGGGCGACGTCGCCAGCTATGCCCGGTACAGCCTGGACATGGTGTTCTCCTGGGTGGAGGTGCCGGCGTGACGCTGTGGGCGCTGAAGTCGAGCGCCGGCCCGGGCGTGATCACCTACGGTGGCCAGGTGCTGGTCCATGACAACCGGGCCGAGCTGGAATGGCTGTTCCCCCACCGGGAGACCGTAGACGTCACCGAGTCCGTATTGCCCAAGATGTCGATCAAGGAACACCCCCAGTGTGCGGTCCTGACGTGGCCGCTCCGACGAGAGGACTTCCGGTGACCCTGCCCAATCCTGACGACGCCCGACACGGCGTCTACACCACGATGCAGCCCGGCGTGCGGCTGGAGGTGACCACGGCCGAGCGCGACGAGTTGGCCGCCCAGGGTCTCCTGGCGCGCGAGGAGGACCAGCCGACCGTGGAGCCGGCGACCGAGGCCCGGGCGCGCCGTCAGGAGCGCTCCACCGAGTAGCACCACGGCACACCCTGTACCGGACCGACACCGAGCCAGCGGCCTGCATTCGGCAGGACCACACACGAGAATGAGGAGGGCGGCATGGCCGTCACAGCCCTGAATCTCCTGGCCGGTCCAGGGGTTCTCTACAGCGCGGCGTTCGGTGCGACCGAGCCGGCCGACTCGACCGTGAACACCTCGCCCAGCGCGAGCACGTACACGGACGTCGGCGGCACGAACGACGGCGTCAAGATCACGATCAAGCAGGACTACTTCGCCCTGGACGTGGACCAGGTGGTGGACGTCCCCGGGCGCCGGCTCAGCAAGCGCGACATCCAGGTGGAGACCGGCCTGGCCGAGCCCACCCTGGCGAACCTGGCCCTGGCGCTGAACGAGCCGGCCTCGGCCATCACGGCCTCGGCCTCGTTCTCCACGTTCGATGTCAGCAACACCAACGCGGCCACTCAGCCGACGTACAAGTCGCTGCTGTTCGACGGCTGGGCGCCGGGCGCCTCGGCCGGTGGCTGGAACCGGCGCGTGATCGTGCGCAAGGTGCTGTCGATCGAGGGCACCGAGGCCATGTACAAGAAGGACGACCAGACCGTGTTCAAGGTGACGTTCGCCTCGCACTACGTCTCCTCGTCGGTCCGGCCAGTCCGGGTCATCGACCAGACGGCGTAGCACCCGCGCGCCGTTTCACGTGAAACCTACTCGGCAGTAACCAAGGAGGCACCCACCATGGCAGGACAGAGCACGGCGGCCCGACGTCGGCCGCCCCGACAGCCCGAGGACCGGCTGGGACGCGACGGGAGCCGCTACAGCTCCCAGGACCCGGCCATCATCGAACTGGGCGGAGCGGACGACGCCGGCACCGTGGACGTGTTCACGGCGGACGGCCAGGTGTACGGGATGCCGCGCACCGTGACGGCCGACCTGGCCCTGGAGGCCCTGGAGCGGATGGCCGTCAACGAACCGGCCGCCATCGTCTGGATGCTCAAGCAGGTGTTCGGGCGCGAGGGCTACGACGCGCTGAAGCGCACAGCGACGGCCGCTCAGCTCCGGGCCGTCTCGGACGTCGTCAGCGACCACGTGCTGGGTGAGGCCGAGGGAAACTGACGTGCCGGGCCAGCGAGATCGTCTGGGTGCTGGAGCACCAACGCGATCTGTGGGCGGACTTCCGGTTCGCCTACGGGCTGAGCCCGGCCGAGGCCCTGGCGCTCCCAGGGCCGGAGTACATGGCCCTGGCGTGGCGCACGCCGGCCTACAGCGGTGTGATGGCTGCCCGGCTGGCCTCGGACGAGGAGCGTGCCACTTCAGACGCTCCAGCGGGCGCTGGGGGCTCGGGAGCGGCTGAAGCTCGGGACGTCCCGCTGGGGACGGCCGGGGCTGTGGGAGCGGATCGGGACGGCCTCCCGATCGGGGACCTGTTCGACATCGGGTGAGAGGAGGACGGCAACGTGGCCGAGGGTTTCAAGATCGCGGACGCCTACGTTGACGTTGAGACCCGGTACGACGAGGACGCCACGGCCGTGGCCGCGCGCCGCGCGGGTGAGGAGGCTGGTGAGAGCTTCACCCGGGGCTCGGACGGCCGGCTCAGGGACGCCCGGGGCCGGTTCGTCCGGACCACCGAGGACGTCCTGGGCGACGCTGGCGACCGAGGTGGCCGTACCGGCGGCCGTCGGGGCGGCCGGTCACTGATGCGGCACCTGGGCGACGCGATCAAGGGCACGGCCAGCGTGCTGTTCACCCCCAAGCTGACCAGCGCCATCGGGGACGGCCTGATGGGCGCCGTCAAGAGCCCGGTGGGCATCGCGGCTATCGCCTCGGTGGCCGCGAGCGCCGGTACCATGCTGGCCGCTGGGATCGCCAGCACGCTGGCCGTGGCGTTCGGCTCGGGTATCGGCCTGGGCTTCATCGGCCTGGGCGCGCTCCTCCTGAAGGATGAGCCTCGGCTGATCAAGGCCGCCGAGCGGATCAAGCACACATTCCTAGACGTTTTCGGGAGTGCGGCCAAGCGTAATTTCTTGGGACCGATGGTGGAAGCTCTCACCATCGTAAACCGGCTCCTCCACAACCTCCGGAATCCGATCAACGAGATTTTCAAGGCGCTGGCCCCTGCCATTGTCCCGCTAGCGCGGGGCCTGGAAGGGATGATTACCAACATGATGCCGGGCCTTACCGCGCTTATGCAGGTGGTGGGCCAGACTCTGGGGTTCGAGGAGCCCCTGATGTCACTCGGGGCATTTCTCAACGACATGTTCCTGGCGCTGGCCGAAAACTGGCCGCAGATCATGGAATCGTTCTTCCAGTTCACCACTGATCTCGGCACGGTCCTCCGGGTGCTCGGGACGGCCTTTATCTGGCTGGCCACGCATTACGAGCAGGCCCGGAGCGTGTTCCTGGGGATCATGGCCGCGTCCAACCTGGCCGTGGTTGCCGTGGTGGCCGTCTGGCACGCGTTCAAGTACCTGGCGGACAACATCCCCCGGTGGCTGAGTTCGGCCTGGGGCGCCGTGACGGGATTCTTCAGCGCCATCGGCTCCACGATCTCCGGCTGGTACAACGCCACGATTGGCTGGTTCCAGGGGGTCGGGAGCGCCATCGTGGGTTTCTACAACACGGCCACGGCGTGGCTGGGCGCGCTCCCCGGTCGCATTGCCGGGTTCCTTTCCAGGCTCCCCGGAATTGTCGTCCACTGGCTGGGTGAGATGACGAACAAGGGCCTGTTCGCCATCGGGTACATGATCGGCTCCTGGCTGAAGTTCTACATTGACCTGCCCGGCCGCATTGCGCGCGCCGTCTCGCGGACCTGGTCCCTGATGGTGAGCACCTGGAACACGGTCCGGACGAACGTCACGAACTGGACTCGGACGGCCGTGGACAACGCTGTCCGGTTCTTCCAGGCCCTGCCCGGCCGCGCGGCGCGCGCCGTCTCGTCGCTGTGGTCGATGCTCTCGGGCGCCTTCACCCGGGCCCGGACCAACGCCACCAACTCGGCCAGCTCGCTGGTATCCGGGACCGTCCGGTGGCTCTCCGGCCTGCCTGGCAAGGCCCGAGCGGCCATCGCGAGCACGCCGGGCCGGATCAAGAGCGTGTTCGCGGGCGCCGGCTCCTGGCTGTACGGCGCTGGGCGAAACATCCTCCAGGGCCTCACCAACGGCATGAAGGGCGCCGTGGGCGCCGCGATCAACGCGGCCAAGAACGCGGCCCAGCAGGTCATCAACGGGCTGAAGTCGGCGCTGGGCATCGGGAGCCCGTCCAAGGTGGCCGAGGAGGAGGTGGGCCGCTGGGTCATGCCGGGTGTCGGCCGGGGGATCACCAAGAGCGCGGCCCAGCTCCCGGACATGGTCCGGCCGGCTGGCCAGGCCGTCGCGCGTGAAGCCGTCCAGACCACGATCACGGCCACGCCGGCCGGCGGCGGCCGGGGGCTGGTGATCCACAATCTCCACGTGAACATCCGGGGTGTGATCGACTTCAGCGACAAGCTGGCCGTTCGGCGCATCGTCGGCAAGCTCTACGCCGAGCTGGCCCAGTACGAACGGGAGTACGCCTGATGGCCACCACCTGGGGCACCGTGACCGTGGGCCGGCTCACGCTCCGGGAGGGTTTCACCCTCACGGCCGCCCGGAACGCCAGCACCGGGGACCGGACGCTGACCATGACCGGTGAGGAGTCCAGCCCACCGAACACCCTGGCCGAGGTGGCCCAGCGCCAGGAGGATCTTCTGGGCCTCCTCGGTCGCTACGTGCCGGTAACTTTCACGGACAAGACCGACCACAACGGGTTTTATCTGGTCAATGACGTGGACGCCGGACCCCTGACGAACTGGGGTAACGAGGTGGTCAAGTTCTCGTGGCAGATTCAGGCCACGAGGGTGGGCCCGGAGAACGCTGTGGACGTCTCCAGCCGCGTGACCGGCGTCGCGCGTACCAACGACTTCGGGCTCTCGGGGGAGCGCTGGCACGCGCCGGCCGCGAGCGCCTACGCCTACTTCACCGGGGTAGGCTCCCAGCCGTCGGGCTCGGTGGCGCGCGCCATCGCGGACGGCGGCCAGCTCGTGGTCTACCGGGGCGTGCCGGCGTCCGCCAGCCCCCGGTGGGGCGTCACCCTGACGAACTACCAGCGGGGCCGTGTACGCGTCCTCCTGGCCGGCGTAGAGCGCACCGGGGCCAACCTCTCGGCCTCGGCCGCCAGCGGCTCCTGGAGCCTGGAGAACGCGCTGGTGCGCGTCGGCCAGGCCGCCTCGGCTACGTTCACGGTCTCGGCCTGGGACGGGTCGACCTGGGACGCCATCGACTGGAACGTCTCGGTGACCGGTTCGGCCACGGGCGGCCTCACGAGCTGGGACGCCGTGACAGTCCTCCGGAACGATTACGAGCTGGGCACCGTGCGGCTGGTCAAGGCCACGGCCGGAGCGTCCGGCGTCGGGCGCGCCATCCTGGACTTGACGCTCCGGCGCGGCTCCCGGTTCGTGGAGGCGACCCTTCAGACCGACGCGAGCACGACGGTAGGCGTCTACCGGTCCACGAACGAGGCCGGCACGGCGCCGGCCAGCGGCGGCCACGTCACGGCGACGGCCAACGATGCGGCCGGCAACCGCTACGTGGTGATCGCTCCCCGGACGTTCACGGCCATGACCACGGTCGGCGGCATCACCAAGAGCGCGGCCACCCGGCTGGACTTCGGCATCGGTTCGGTGGTCGGGGGCTCGGCCGCGCCGTCCGGCGACAGCGCCAGCGCGATGGTGGCTCAGTACCTCACCGCGATGGGCCTGGAGGACATGGTGGTGGTTCGGTGAGCGTCACCGAGGTCCGACAGGCTCTCGGCTCCTGGCAACTCTCGCTCGACGCGAACACGCCGGCCGACGTCCTGGACGCGCTCACCCCGTTCGGGCACCTGGTGATCGTGCCCGGCCGCATGACGTCGGGCGACATCCAGGCGACCGGGGACGCGCTCCTGACGGCCGCCCGCTACGTCGGTGTGCTCCGGGGCCGGGAGGCCGGGGGAGAGGCCGGCAGGGCCGTCCTGAAGGGCGCCGGGATGGCGTTCTGGCTGGGCGACGAGGACGGCAAGGGCTACGTGTACGAGAGCACCCTGACGGCCTCGGGGACGTTCTCCTCCACCGTGTCCCAGCTCCTGGCCCCGGTGCTCAGCGTCTCCACGGGCGTTCTCACAGCCGTACCGGGCGACGGCGGCGCCTTCACCTCGCGGCACATCTACGTGAGCCCTCGCGAGGCCCTGACCTACGTGACGGACAGCTTCAGCTCCTCCACTGTGCCGGTGGGCTGGCGCGTCAACGGTGACGGCACGGTGGACGCCGGCCCCGAGTCGGCGCTGTACCGCACGACCCCGGTGGCCATGCTCGTGGCCAAGGACGACGACGAGGGCCGAGACCTGGCCATCGTGGGGATGCGCGGGAACCTGGAGCTGGAGTCCGACCTGACGGACTACACCACGCGCGTCGTCCTGCTGGCCGAGGGCGAGGAGAACGCCACGGCCACGGGCTCGGCCACGCTGGGCGCTGTCCCGTACAAGGACATTCGGGGTAATACGGTCAAGTTCACCCGGCTGGTGTCGGAGGACCAGACCAGCTCGGGGAACGCCACGGTGCGCGCCCAGCTCCAGCTCAACCGCTTCAGCGGGCCGCGCTACGCCGTGACCCTGGACACCAGCCAGTACGACGTCAAGGGCGAGTTCGTGGTGGGCGACACCATCATGATCTTTGACCCGGCCGTGGGCTTCATCGACCTGGCGCGCGAGCAGGTGTACCGGGGCCTGGTGATCAACCCGATGTTCGTCCAGGTCACCGAGATGACCTGGCCAGTCCAGGAGGACTGGACCGTTGCCTATCGGGACGGCAACGGGGTGTGGACGGACCTCTCGGCCTACTACGTGCCCGAGGGCGGCGCCACCACGGTGGTGGTCGGCCAGTTCTCCCGGGACATCCTGGCGAACAGCTTCCAGCAGGTGGGCTCTCGGCCGCTCCCGGACGCGTCGATCCCGGCCACGCCGGCCTTCAGCGCGAGCGCGACGTCCGCCTACTTGTCCGAGCTGGACGGCAGCAGCGACACCAAGGCCGTGATCCAGCTCACCTGGAACACGCCGCTGAACAGCGACGGCTCCACGGTGGTCGACGGAGACCACTACACCTTGCGCTACCGGCCGGTAACGATCACCCCCTACTCGGCCACGCACCTCCAGATGGCGTCCAAGCACCATGACCAGCTCCTCACCCACCAACAGCCGCTCATTCCGGCCATCGTGGACACGAACTGGCACCTGGTGTTCGTCCCCTGGGGCACCAACACGGCCTTGGTGTCGGAGCTGACCCCCGGCGTCCGGTACGAGTTCCAGGTCCAGGCGACCGACGGCGCGTCGCCACCGAACAGCTCGGCCTTCAGCGCCTCGTGGATCGTGCCGGCGGCGCTCGACAACCTGGCGCCGGCTCAGCCGGCGGCGCCCGAAGTGGCCGGCTCCCAGGTCTCTATCCAGGTCGTCCACCGGCTCGGCGCGAACAGTGGTGGAACGTTCAACCTGGACGCGGACCTGGACCACCTGGAGGTCCACGTCTCGGGTGACCCGGCGTTCGCCCCGGACGACTCCACGCGCGTCGGCAAGCTGATGGCCAACGTGGCCCTGATGCGCGCCGGTATCCCGGTGGTGGGCACGTTCCCGATCCCCCAGGTGGACGGCGTCCAGGTCAAGGTCGTGGCCGTCGAT